ATTGTTAAAAAATTGCAAACTCAATTAAAGAATAAATTTTTAATTAAATAAGGAATATTTTATGTATTTGCAAGATTTGGTTTCTCGTTTACAAGATTTGAAAAATGATTTTGATAAAAAAAGACAAAATATATCCGTTCTTTCAGAACAATTAGAACAAGAAAAGGCTTGTTTTCATGCAATTAATGGTCATATTTCTGAATTATCTTATTGGATTAGCGAAGAGCAAAAAACTATTGATCAAGTTAAACAAGAAAAGATCGAAACAAAAAAATAAGAATTTGAATTGAAATTACAACAAAATTAGAAATAAATTACCAAAATATGAGCACGAAAAGGGATTAAAATTATTAGGGAGATTGGGATGGCATATGATGATAAACCAAAGAAGCCCATTGAGGTCCGTGAGAACAGAGAAAGAACTGGTCATGATGAATTGATTGATAGAGCTAAATCTTCTGGAAAATACGGTGACAGAACGGATGCGAAGTCACAGGGTGTTGGTTATTTGGGAATAGACGACTTGGACAGGATAAGGCGACGAAAGCTTAGATAGTGGGTTGCTAATAAAATTATAAGGAGATTTTTTATGAGCATTACGAGCATAGCACGTAACTTTAACGGTGATCCTAATATTGTTACTATTGTTTCTGATAATACATTAACAGAAATAACTACTGCGGGTTATTTGACGTCTGATGAAATACAAGCAGATATTGAGTTGCTTCAGAATGGTGAATTCGTTTGGCAGCCAACTGACTTGGCATTAATAAAATACGAAGGGGGTTTTGGATTTTTCGTCAATGATTCTTCAACAGATTCATTTGTTTATCCTTCAAGCTCTTTAAGCCCATCACTGCCTTCCGGTCAAATTTTTGTTGGGAATGCTTCTAATGTGGCAACTCCAGTTGCTGTAAGCGGCGATGCCACCTTGTCAAATACTGGGGTACTTCAATTAGCTAATGGATCTGTTGTAGCTTCTAAATTGGCTCCATTGTCAGTTGGATTGACAAATCTTATTCCAAATAGTGTCAATTATAGCATTTTGACATCAAATGTTGGCAAATCTGTATCTATGACTTTTACTCCTGCTCAGATAAACAATATGTTTAATGTGCCTCTTCTTGTTATACCAGCTACTGTTGGTGGAATTATTATAGTAGATGACATACTTCTAGGCCTAGAATATGGAGGTTCTGTATATACGGGAGGAGGAGAGATTTTTTTACAATATGGAAATGGAGCCCCAGGAAGCGTTCCAAAAGCATCACTTACAATGGCAGTTACTAAATTAACTTTTGCATTAGAAAGTAAGTATTTTCATGGACTTGGGTCACAGATAGATTTAGATGCTCCAAAAACAGCTTCTAATGATACTGCAGTTTATCTTACTAATGCAGATGCAGTATTTGCCTCAGGAAATAGTCCAATTACTATATCTGTTGTGTATAGAGTGCTTACTTCATTCTAATTTTATGTAATTTGTTTTGTGTATATAAAAATGTATATGTTTTAATTGATTATTAGATGTTAAAAGTTAATTAATCATAAAATTATAAGGAGATTTTTTATGAGCATTACGAGCATAGCACGTAACTTTAATGGTGATCCTAATATTGTTACTATACTTACAACCAACACATTAACGGAAATAACTACTTTAGGTTATTTGACGTCTTCCTCCATTTCAGCAGATATTGAGTTGCTTCAAAATGGTGAATTTCAATGGAATGATAGTGATTTGGTTCTTATAAAATATGATGTTGATATTGGATTTTTTGTTCGAAATTCAGCAACTAATGCATTTGTGGCATTAAACCCATCCGGTGGATTAAGTAGTACTCTAGCAAGCGGTACTATTTTTGTTGGAAATGTTTCAAATATTGCTCAAGGTGTTCCAATGTCAGGAGATGGAACAATTGATAACGCAGGTATATTTTCTATTTCTAATTTGGCCGTCACGCTCGCCAAACTAAGCTTAGGAATTGCTCCAAGTCATATAATTAAATTCGCAGGACAATTAACAACCTCTGGTGGTACTGCAGCAGAAGCATTTTCTGTTCCTGGTGCATTAGCAGCAAGCGATATGGCTTATGTTCAAATTGTTTCTCCAGGAACAAACAATGTTCAAGATGTATCTGCTGTAGTTACAAATGATACATTGACTGTTACATTTACTGCTGATCCAGGAGGTGATTGTGTGTTTAATTATCAACTTATAAGAGCAGCAAGTTGATTTTATGAAAAAAAAATTATTTTGGTTTCCTTTGCTAGGAATACTCTTGGGGTGTATGCCTCAAGAGCATTTAAAAACAGAAATATTGTCTGATACATGCATAAGGCCTCTTATTGATTATCACTATCTCATTTGCAAAGATGTAACTTTTAAAGTTAATGGAAGAAAATTTGTAATACCTGCTCATTTTGAAACAGATTTGGCAAGTATTCCAAAAATAGCATGGTCAGTTATGGCGCCTGCGCACTCCTCTCTTATAAGACCGGCCATTGTTCATGATTGGATTTATAGAAGGACCTGTGCATTTACTCGCTTCCAGGCAGATATTATCTTTTATCATATGCTAAGAAATGATGGTATATCTAATTTGAGAGCTTCTTTTATGTATTATTCTGTAAGAATATTTGGATGGAATTATTACAATGGAGAATACTGCAACGATGAAATTAAAAGCTTGGATAAAGAAAGCGGAGACATTCAAATCGCATCCTTATTCAGACACCCAAGGGAAAATGACGATTGGATGGGGGCGTAATATTGAAGATAATGGCATATCTCAAGAAGAAGGAGATTTTATGTTTGATAACGATTATGCTCGTTGCGAACAAGATCTCTCCTCATTTCATTGGTACACAGACCAGCCCGATGACGTCAAGGCTGCTTTAATGAATATGTGTTTTAATTTAGGTCTAACAAGATTATTAGGTTTTAGAAAAATGATTTCGGCTTTAATTGATAAGGATTATGCCAGGGCAGCAAATGAAGCGATAAAAAGCAAGTGGGCCACACAAGTGGGACAGCGTGCAATGGATGTCGCGTTAATGATCAGGGAAGCACAAAAATATGGCCCTAAAGCCTGAACAAATCGAACACATCAATATAGTTAATTGGTTTAATTATCAATTTCCAGAATTGTCAGATGATTTGCATCATTTTGCTAACGAAAGAAAATGCTCAATACAACAAGGTAGAACTTTAAAACGTATGGGAGTTAAAAAAGGGGTGGCCGATTTTTTTCTGGCATTACCCCTAGACGGCTATGCCGGATTTTGGCTAGAACTTAAAGTGGGAAAAAATAAAGTTACTTCTGAACAAGAGGAATTTTTAAAAAGGAAAATATCCCGAGGTTATACGTGTGCTCATTGCTATGGATTTGATGCTGCAAAAGAATTAATATTAAACTATTTGCGTAATTACAAGAAAAATATAGTTAATATTGAACCA